TCATTTTGTAGGCGGTGAGTTTAGTTGATGATGTTAGCATTTCTTTTTATTCCAATAAAGACGCTCTAATTTTTTCACTTTTTGATTAGCACCAGCCATCATCCCACGTTTATTTATATCGACTGTTTCTTGAAACCGAGGATCAGCTATATTAAATTCTGATATATAGACAGGGAAATCACGGGTAGCAGCCCAATCCAGGAATTCTTTTTTATTAAAAGTTGAGGCATACTCTTTTGTATTTTCATACGGAATATCACAATACACAACTGAGTTTGGGAGAATGGGAACATCCCTATAATCACCAGATGAGATGATTAGATTGCTAGCTGACCGCTGCAACTCCTGCAACCGCTCCAACTGCTGCAACTGCTGCAACTGCTGCAACTGCCTCAACTGCTCCAACTGCTGCAACTCCTGCAACTGCTGCAACCGCTCCAACTGCTGCAACCGCTCCAACTGAATAGATCCGTTAATTCTTGACCACTGTTTTCGCTGTTCGTCATTTAAAAATGGAATAAGACAATCTGGAATAGTGTTTGTTTTTCGATAGTGCTCAATCTTATTTCTGAAGAATAGACGACGAGTCTTTATATCTTTATTCGTCCACGTTTTTCTTTGTAAAACTTCTTCAGCTAACTCGTCAAATTCCCCGAACACAATTGCATTATGCATCGATCGTTTATATGGCTCTATTTCTTTAGAAAATATGTAGTGCCTATTATTATTTCCAAAACTCCAACAAGTAGCAATGTAGGCATCAGCGTCTTTACGCTTAAAGAATTCTTCTCGACTAATCCATTCAGGTTTAAATTTATCATAGTTGTAATCGCCGTTGATTGCTTTTTTAAATAATGTTACTAAGGGCAACGATATCTCATTGTAATGGACAGTCTTATATTTATTGAGAGTAAGCATGCAGTGTGAAATAGCACCGCCGCCACCAAACAAATCATAAAAATTATCTGCCTTGGGAAAGAATGAACACAACTTTTCAGCTATTGTCCCTTTAGATCCCTGATAAGGAAGTCCGTATTCACTCATAAATATTTCACTTTAATTTCTCGTTGTTCAAATTCCCTGAATAATTCTTGTTGTTCTTCTTCGTCTCTACATTCAATTGTGATTAAAAATTTATCTATTTTTTCCTTTTTGTCTTCTTTGTCTTCTACATCTTTATCAAAGAAATTATTCTTAAAATTATCGAGATTAAAATCAGGAAATTTATATTCTGCTAGTTCATCAAATGTTAAATCCAAACCGACGAAATCAAACAACCCTTGATCAGATACCGATCCGAATTGAGAGATGTAAGATAGTAGTTTCTCTTTAGCTTCCTTCTTTGTCTTCGCCTCAATGATATCGCAAGGTAGTTCTGGGCATTCCCAACCATCTTTAATCATCTTACGTACAACAGTTAAGCGTTGATGCCCATCGAGAATGTAATTTTTCCCAGCATGTTTCCAGACGAAAAGAGGTGCCGAGAAACCATGCTCTATTATTTGTTTCATTAAGCGTTCTGCATTGACGTTTGATAATTCCTTTAGGTTACCCTGGAATTCCGTCAGCTCGTCAACTGGGATCGAGGTATGACCTTTACATGCAATCGTAATTTTCATCTAGTATTATCCTATCTTCAGGTTGTTCAGAAAAGAGATCAGAGAATTCTTGTTCATCCATTACTTTACGTGCCAGGTCTTGTGATTCAAAATAGTATTTTTCTCCTGACTTATCTAGGACGACAAAACCAGTATCAAAAGTAAATGTGCGTTGTGGTGATAAAGCGAAGTATTTAATCATTTCTTTTTCCATTCCTTCAAAGCATTCTTAATTATTAGATACGCAGTCACCAATAAAGACGTGGCGATAACTGCACCTTCTTGTTGTCCTACATGTCTTCCTAGTCCGTATGCTTTACTCATCTTTCGTTATCCCCAACTTTTAGTGTTATAACATTGTTCTTGGGTAACAAGGGGACTGGTTTTATAGCTGGAAGAACAGGCTCTATCTTACCAAGTAGCTCAATAATACTGAGCATGCGTTCTTTGCATTTTTTATAAATAATATGATAGTCAGTTTTATTTTCAATCTCTTCATGAATCCATTGCGCCATTCTAGTTTCAGCTTTTTTAAATAAACCAAGATCCGCAACACTTAAACAATCTCTTAAATTGCTTCCAGACGGTGTTTTAAAGTCTTTGTCTTCCAAAAATAAGTGCATGAGTTTTGAGTAATGAATATAGTATTTATTTGCACTTTTAGATCCATTAGATATTGCATGAGGAATAAGTTCGTATTTTATAACATCAGTTAAATTTCTTCTGGCAAGTTTACCTTCTAATCTTGCCTCCGCCCATTTTAATATTGGTGTACTATCTTGTGGTGCATTTTCTAAAATAAATGCTTCCATTTTATTAAAGGCATCGAGGAATTTTATTTTCCACTCCAGTGCCTCTTTTCCAGTCAGTCCCATTGCGACTAGAGTGAACCCATCTCTAGTCAGTAGAATCATAGGTTGTTCTCTACCCCAAGTATCAAGATACGAGGTCGGCTGAAAATTCAGGAGACGAAAATCCTGATTTACTTCAAGATTATTTATAGTCTGAAGAATGTTGTCATGCCTCTTTTTAAACCTATTTGCCAAAACTAAACTACTTACTGTTGCTTTACCATTAAACACCTGTAAATCATTCATCACTAATTATCTCCATATAAAACTGTACTAAAATACTTCTCACCAATTTCTAGACTCTAACAATTCCTTCTTTGCCATTCCCTTATCTTCTTCAAAACTCGCAACAACTTCTACATCTGGAAAATCCTTTAACAGTCTATCGACATCAATAGAACTTCCTGGTTCTAAAATGTGGTACTTATCTTCATCTGCACTATTCAGAAAACCCATCTCACGAAACTTACCTTTAACCAAGTACTTATTGAGTACATCTAAAGTCCATCCATCTTTTTTGTGATATCTAGCAGCAAGCGAACTTATTACTATCCTTCTTGGCATCATTCTTATAACTCCGAAAGAAATATTCTTGCTTTAATTGCGCTGGTATTTGTCGTTGATAGACAAGCCTTCTCGGCCTCACACCAGGTGCGTTCTGATTGATGCGTCTAGCGTGTAGCATTTCTCATCAATGTATTTTTTATATGCTTTTTCATTTATTATTTTAGACATAACTTTATCCTTTACCATCGCCATCGCCATCGCCATCGCCATAGCCATAGCCAGAGCCATAGCCATCGCCATAGCCATCGCCATAGCCATCGCCATAGCCAGAGCCAGAGCCAAAGCCAGAGCCAAAGCCATAGCCAGAGCCATCGCCATAGCCATAGCCATAGCCAGAGCCAGAGCCATCGCCATCGTAAATAATTATTTCTCCCATCGTGATTTCCTTAAATTTATTTCTGCTACTTTTGTTGTTGGGATGATTTCAATAGCTTCAGTTAACTTTAATTCCGAGACAGGATCAGATATTCTAGTGTACTTTTCATCAACACCGTTATTAGCTACTTCATTCAAAGTATTCGCACCAGCCCAACGCCAAATTCTTCTAGCTTCAGTTAATTCAATTTCTTTACCGTTTTGAGATTTCAAAAATCCTGTGTGCACACCTGCTGAATACGTTCTAACTACTACAAATTTTCCAATCATAATTTCTCCTTTAGACATAGCTTTACTTCCAATTGATTAATCAAAACCTTTATCTCATCAATAATTTCTTTGTTAGTCTTTGCGGGGTACAATGATTCCTCGTAGTATTCCCAGTGTTCGGAATAGATATATTCTCCGATTAATTTGTTTGCTAGTTTATTGTCATCCCCAAACCAATGTTCTAATTTATCATTATAATGCACATAGTTAAGGTATTCCCAAGTTACTACTCTAACCTTCCTACCCTTTTCTAATTCCCAGAGTTTCATTTTTCACACTCCTTGTAATCAAGGCAACTGTGTGTGTATATCTCATCATCAACTACTGGTTTTTTCCTATACTTGTTCATTTTTTATTTCTCCCTCAGTTTAGTTATAATTCTGTCCATAAATATTTTTGTCAGAGATTCGGTTGTCAAAATAATTTCTTCAGAAGAAACAAGACTAAAATGTTCATTATTTAGATGTAAACTTGAGGTTAAAAGTATTTTAAATATTTCTAATGCTACGTTCTCTTCTGTAACTTTTATGTCAATTGAGAGTAATCGATACATATCATTATTCATCATTTTTATCCTTACACAAATCCATCTCACTTTTAACATACGTTACTGCAAGACCTTTTCTTTTTTTGTCGTCCAAAACCCATGCTTTTCGCATAGCATCACGGACAAACTCATAATTTTCTGGTTTAGTCTCAAGCCATTCGTTAAATTCTTTTTCGTAGTTCATTAGTACAAATTTCCTTGTTTTTCACATCTCTTACTATTTGCAATAGTATTTCAGACTCGTGACGTAATTTTACATCTGACAATAAAAATAATATCTCTGCGTATTTTAAATCTTTTGATTGTATCCAATTAAGTAATTCATCTGACAATATTGCTAACTTTTCAAAATCTACAAAATTATTTTTTTTCATCTATTCACAAACTCCATATTTTTATTAAAGTGTAAATACTCATAATGATCCACAAAGCACCTAATACTGCTAGAATAATGTATAAATCACGCTTCATATCTTATCCTCTAATGCTGATCTATATGCTTCGCTCGATATCTCTGCTAGTGTCTTTAGATATCCGTAAAGTTCACCAGGCTTTTTATTTGTAGTTTGTAATGCTATCGATTCAACAATATATGCAATGATAAGACATGCCGAAACCCATTGTGATGGCTGTATGTTTTTTTCTATTAACATTTTGGTTGCCAAATTGGTACATAGTTGATGTAAATCTGGATGTAAGTTTAGTTCTTTTAATTTTTGTTCGATCATTTTTTTAATCCCCACAACCCAACAAATTTTTGCAACATCAAAATCATTCTAAAAAATTGTTAACATTTACTCACCCCCGATATTTTTCATTGTCGATTTAATAGTTTTCTTTGATCCGTATTTTTCCATTACCTTTACTATCTCTTCGGTGCATGCGTTTGCGTAATAGTCATCAAGTTTATTTATCGAATCGTTATAAGAATGAATTATCTTTTTGTATTCCAATATTGATCGAATATATTCGCGTTCTTCCCGATATGTAGCGTGTCGTTCTCCAATAAAATACGAAAAGACCATGAGAACAACGACGATAAATGCCCTAGTCAACTAGGCCTCTGCGTCTTCGTACATTCCTTTATATCGTTCTTCACGCTCCGCAATTCGTTCTTTTTTTTCAACATAAATAACCCTTTCCGCTAAAGACTTTTTTTCTTTTTCAATGCACGATGGGCATTGAACGAATTCTATATTCCTTTCCTTATTGATAAATTGTTGTTTACAATTATATCGAGCATAGCAATTTGGGCATAAAGCTGTATAACCTGTGTCCAGAATTAAGAGCGAATGAGGATCAGACATACTGTACCTAAAATGAGCAAAGCGATAATAACGTAAATCCAAGAAACGTTTCTTTCCCTTTGTTCAAAGGCTTTTTGTGCTGCGATTAAAGCTTTATTTTTTTTCATTTACACCTCGTCAGTATATATATATATACTAAAAAATGGTGATTAAGTAAAGGACAATTATGAAACCAAAACAATTGATAATAAAAGTAAACGAAACAGAATCTTTTGTGTTGTACAAGATGGCACGTGAGTTTTTTGACGGGAATGTTTCTGCGTTTTTACGTTATGCAGCATTGGATTATAAACGACCGCGAATGGATCGTGAATTAGAATGCAAGCGAACTAGACTTATGCTTTTAAAAATGTCTTTAGAAGAATATTTACATGTTTATCAGCAAGCAAAAAAATTAACTGACGGGAATGTGTCTAGATACATAAGAACCGCAGCATTATGCTGCGTTCGAGTTGAGGATGTTTAGTTTTTAATATCAACGCCGGTCAATGGATATCTAGGCAAAATAATTTGTTCATATTGATACGAGTTTGTCGAAAGTCCAGATTCGTTTTGACAGCTATTTGCGGCTGGTATTCTCGATAAACGAGTGAAGCTTCCAAGATTCTGTCCTTTCATTTTCCAAGCAGTTGTATTGTCACGACCATCAATAAACACATTTGAAAACATTCCATTCTGCATTACTAGCCTTGATTCTCCGGTACAGTCCAGTCCTGCAAAAACTAAATAAGCATTGGGCAATGCTCCACTTGATTTTGTGATTTGATATCTATTTTTTCCATCGATAACATAATATTCATTTGTTGCTGTATTTAAGCCTAAAAAGCGGCCTAGAATCGATCCATCTGGGTTAAGGGCGTTAACGGTTAGGGCGTCTTGTCCAGCTTCACCGTTGAGGCCGTTCGTCCCTGCTATGCCGTCTTGTCCGTTAGTGCCGTCTTTCCCGTCCACGCCTGATGTGCCGTCTTTAGTTTCTGGCATTTCGATAGTTGCCCACGTACCTAGTTCACAACTAAAAAACTCTTTCGTGTCTTTTACATACACCAATTGATTCTCGTTATCAGTTCCGCATTCTGGAAGTTCGCTTTTCGATTTTAGAGCTAGGCTAAGTTGTCTATCGGAAATAACTTTAGTGTCCATTTTCTTATTTTCTTTTTCTTTCTCGATACTTGTAGTTGGTCCATTGTCCCCCCTGCTTTTTGGACCAGATTCTTCTGTTGGGTTTTGAGATACTGTAGGGTTTTGCTCTGACCCACAACTAATCAGGATTAGGCTTAGTAGTAGTTTTCTCATTTTCGATCTCCCTCGTTAAAAGTGTTCTAAGAGTTTTCCCGATATCGATTCCGTGTTGTTTGCAGTACTCGATCAGTTCTTCGTCTATTCTGATCGAGACTATTTTTGTCTTTGATTTTTTCTTTTTAATTAGCATTACAATACTCGCAATTTTTATCATCACATTTATCAAAATCATCACTTCCAGTTTGTGAACAAATCCACTCGATATCATGGCATAGCTCTGCTAAAGTTTCGGAACACCCTCTCGTGAACTTAGTCCCTTGCCATCCACATGGATACTCTTCGTGAATTTTTTTAGCCAAAGGCTCGATTTATTTTATCAATTCTTCTATTTCGTTTTCCGTCAGTTTTTCATCGATTCTAAACTGTAGCACGCTTCCGTCGAAAACTTGTCTACTACAACCATTTCCCTCTGCATACTCTGTCGTTATCTCACCCTTCTCATCGATGTAAAGATGTGCTGGCTGTGGAAAACATTGTCCGTCATACTGAAAAAAGTTTGGTCTCAAATTACACATAGTTTTACTCCGATAAAAATTGTTCAACATATTCTGCTAATTCTAGTGCAAACTCTTTATCGTCCCTTGTCTTGCAAGTTTCCCTTAAAATCTCTTCGTGAATTTCTTTGCGTTTTTGATCCATCAAAAAATACAAAGCCGCCGTATCAGGATGCCTCATCTTTGCCATCGTTTTGATGATGTTTACGTATCGTTCGAGTAGTTTGTCCATTTAATCACCCTCAACAATATCGTCAATACCTGATTTAAAATCTGCAATTGCTTCACTTGATTTTTCAAACCATTCGGTCATTCTTTCGCCGTCCAAATAAATTGCGAAAATCCAGCGTGAATTTAAGCGGTAACTTCTCAAATTAAATTTATGTCCTTTGTAGATCTGCCATTTTTTTGTAAACATTTTGTCTCCTTTTTGTTTACTTACATAAACCTCATCGGCATATCTGTGAAAAACTTTAGCACTATTTTGTAACTGTTTGATTTTATTGATGTGTATTTTTTTTGATCAGGGATTCTGTTACATTTTGTTACATTTTTTATTTGTAATATCAGTAAGTTACAGCAAAATGTAACAAATGTTACACGCCTGTTACACCACTTTTTTTTAATGATTACTTATACTTATACTATATAATATATAAAATGTAACAAAAAGAGATAGATATATATAAAGATAAATAAAAATTTTTTTTATTTTACACATATGTGTCTACCCCCCTCTTGTTACACTGTTACACTTTGAAAACGTCATAGATAAGATTTTGATTTGATTGGCAAAAAGAGTGTTACAAAAAGTGTAACAACGTGTAACAGTACGTTACACGAGCAGGCAATATTATTGACTTTTTTGCTGTTTGCTTAAGAATTAAGCTTAATTTTAGTTGCACGAGTAACTAATTTTCCAAATCTAGCCGGTGTCGCTTTTTCCGCACCTGGAAGTCTAGCGAGCGATTTTGCCCAACCGTTTTCCCAACGTGTCCCGCGAAAGATAGCTGACTTTAAAGTACTGTGCGTATCTGATATTATCAGCGTATCATCTTTTACTAAAATTCCAAACGTTTTTAATTGATCAGTTTGCTGTTGTAAGTTTGCCTCAAGAATTTCTGCAATAGTTTTTTCTTCAGACGACGACGAGTATAAATGTTGTGCTTGGATTCTGACTTTAGTCGTGAGCAAGTGATTCAAACATTCAACCTGATCAGTGTCTTCACTATCTATTTTCTGCTCACCGAAATTTAGATCGGAAACAATGCTTTTAGCTTCATTTTGTGTTACAGCATTATCACTTGTCAAAGCCCACCAACCAGCGCACAGCATGCCGTATTGTTGACCGTAACGTTGATTTATTATGCCAGCGATCACGGATCGGAAAACTTCGTATGATTCGACGATAATGGGAATCATTTCGATCATTCTGGAAAAGAGCTTTTCGCCAAAACTTGTGTCTAGTTTATTCACAGCGGTCATAAGACGCTTAAAATGTTCTTGATCAGAATTATGATTATCAAGTTCTAAGATCGAAAATCGCGACCTGTCTGCGTCGTTTTCCAGAGTAATACGAATACTCGAAACGAGTGCGGCGAAGTTCAGGGAATATCTTTCTGGCTTTCCTGTCGCAGAACCTTTAATTATATGCCCACTGGTAAATGACCAGGTTTGTCGGAGTAACTCAATAATATTTTGTGTACGTTCTTTCGTTTGCATATTAGTCGATTCAAATTCATCGAAAATTATTGGGATGCTATTATACTGAACAGTCTGTCTAATGCCAGCTTCGGTAGCACCGCCTTGGAGATAAAGCCAATTTGAATCGTCACCTAAACAAGGTCTTACAATCAAATCTATGCACGTTGATTTCCCCGTGCCTGATCCACCTGTTACCCACACATGAGGTCTTACAGGCAACGCTCCGGCGATTCTAGCTATAGCTAGCCAACCGGAAAGTAAAATAAAAGATTTCGGATCTTTCCACTTGAGAAGCGCACAGGCATCAACGAGTTTTGCACAATCGTTTGTTGATAACTTTTCTGAATTTATTTTAAGCATCTTATTTTGAGATGCAACATAAATGTATCTGCTTTTTTTTCTTTCTAACCCGCAGCCAGAGTTGACGACAACTTTCCCTCCGTCCAACCAAACACCAGTCCCACGAATACGTGTGTTATCAAACATTCCGACAGCATTTGATTGTTGAATAATATCTGATCTTGCCTGATCCCAACGTATTCCTTTTTTTCCGACATAAGCCGTTTCCCAATATTCAATTGGCATCAGTTCAAACATTTCAGTTGGAGAAAATGAGGAAAGCTGTTTAATTGTGTTTGTTTTTTTATCAAAGAAAAAATGCTTGCCATTTAAAAATCCAAGCGGTATATAACCAACTACCTCTGGTTCTTCTACTTCTAATTTTATCGTCCCCTTATCCACATACATATCATTAAAATCGTTATACCCGTCCGGGAAAATTGCTTTCCCCAATGATACTCGTGCCGCTTCTAAAGCCTTTGTCCTACCTGGATTTCCCTCTGTCTTGGTATCATCATCGCCACAGATAATAATAGTTTTTGTAATATATTTTTTTCTAATTTCCGTTGCTACATTAACAAGATTTGTAGCGTTGAATGATACGATTGTTGTCTTACCAGTGGCCTGACGAATGCTTGCTCCAGTTGCAAACCCTTCACAGATATAGAATAATTCTTCGTCAAGAGAACCAATCACATGGAAAAGTCCTGATGTTTTTTGCCCTGTTATAAAGCGTTTCGTCCCGTCTGGAAATATTCTTTGAAGTCCCTGCAATTCATTGTTGATATCTACCATTGGAACAAATACAATACGGCCATCGTCGTCGAGTTGTGTTTTCGATCCGTGAAGTTCGGTTATTTTTTTCCGCTCGAAATAATCAGATGCGAAAACTGGTTTAGCTTGATTCCATAATTTATTTGCATACTCGACGGCTTCTTTTTGTTTTACTGCTCGTTCTTCTTCAGCGCGTTGTTGTGCTTCGACAATTCGTTGCGAAATTATTTCTTTGTCTTGTCTTTCGTATTTGACCTTGGATCTAAATTCTTGTTTGTCACCAGTCTTCCAATCGCCAATAATGAGGATATAATATGGTTCGCCATTTTTAATTGTATGAAGTTGAAACCCTACGTACCAAGCGTTTTTTTTGCCATGACGATCAAAGCGATGTATTTTACCATCTAGTTCAAAAGAGTGTAAAGAGTAACCTACTTGATTTGCCCAAGCCAACAATTCTTGCATATGTTTTCCTCAATGATTTGAAAAATATTATACAAGAATTATAGTTTAGTAAAGTAGATTTTTTAAATATGATTAAGTATAAGATTATCAACGTCTTCGATGGATCGTGCCACAATATAGACACCTCCAAAATCGATAATCATTTTCTGAAATGCTTTTTGTTGTGCACTTTGTTGTGCTTTGCCTGATTTACACTCGATAGCAATAAATCGTCCGTATGGTTTCATTATTCCTAGAATATCGGCAGATCCTTTGAGGCCAAATTTGATGCACGTTTCCCCACGAAAAGCCATGCCTGTAGCATTTTTCCAGATTGTTAAATATTGATGCGCGCCATACTTTTTAAGTATCTCGTTAACTAAGTCTTGATGTTCGGCAGTTGATCCCATCTTCACAATTCATAAGTTGTTGTGTGATATGGAAGAGTATCATTTCGTTTTCATTTGTTTGTCAATATAATATTTCTAATGATTCTGGCCTGTGTTTTAAAAGAAAAGAATGATCCCTAAATTCGTGCATTGAATCAAAGCACTCGTCGAACTAATAAATTTTTATTGTTTTTCATTATCCATTTATATAAAGAATGATTTTTAATTCTTCCCTATTTTTTGGGGATATTTTTCGCAGTTTTTTTTTACCCAATCAGGGACATCTCTTTTTGGCATATATTGTTCGGCTATAATTTCTCCAAATTCTTCTTTTAGTTTAAAATAAATCCAACCTCTTTTATAGCCTTTTCTTTTGGCAATATCTTTTAACGCACCTCGACGTGCAACAATGCGTAAATGTTCCATATCTGCTGGATTAAAATCAGCCTTCAATGGACTTAAATGTTTTTCTTCGCGTTCATACATTGGATTTGCAGTCCCACAACGTGGACAACATTTTTCATTTCTAGCATATATTGCATAACAAACTTCACATGTAGTAAGACCAGCATCTCTGGGTTTTTTTTCCGTTAAAATCGGGTCAAGTGATCCTTCTCGTTCAACTTCAATTAAACCGTGACGTAAAACATTTCCAGAATGATCGATAACTAAGAAATCTTTTTTCCCAGGAAATAATCTAGTGCCGCGTCCGAGCTGTTGAATATAAAGTGAATATGATTTTGTAGGTCTTGCAGGAATCAGACATGACACGGCTGGGATATCGACACCGGTACAGAATACTCCAACGTTACTTATTATCTTTATTTCTCCACGTTCTAGTTGATCTATAGCATCTTGTCTTTCTTTATCGGTGTGTTCGGCATCAATATGTACTGCTGGTATTCCGACTTTATTAAACGCCTCGGCAATGGCTTTAGAATGATTTACGGATATCCCAAAGGTTAGAGTAGGTCTATTCTCACCAAGTTTAACCCAATTACTTACGATATCACCAATAAGTAAATTTTGATTTAAAACCTTATCTAGTTCTTCTACATCGTAATCACCTTTGATTGTTCTAACTCCAGTCAAATCAGGGATTGACGGAGAAAAGTAAACTGGTGGGACAAGATAATTTTGATCAATTAACTTTTGAAGTGATATTGGATTTATAATTACATCGGCAATATGTCTTAATGATTTTTGACAGTACGGTGTTGCAGTCACGCCAAGAATAAACTTGTCGTCGTATTGCTGCATTAACCACGTGTAGCCATTTGACGTTGCCTGATGACACTCATCAATGATTACCATGTCGGCATCTGGAATTACTTTTCTTACGACTAAAGTGTCGATTGAACATATCTGAATATTTTCATGTGGTCGTCTTCGCCAATGATTTGCCATCACCACGCCATGATCAACGCCTTCTCGATCAAGACGTTTAGATGCCTGATCTATAAGTTTACGACCATGAACGACCATTATTGCTTTTTTATTTTTTTCTTTTACACCTTTAAGCATCTCACAAAAACAAAGTGTCTTGCCAGATCCTGTAGGCATTTGAAGTAATACCTTTTTGATTCCTTGCGCAAAACACTTTTTGATTTCGTCAAGAGCCAAAGATTGATACGAGCGAAGCGTCATCTGGTTTTCTTGAAGGTTCGAGTTGTTCTAATTTAGCATGAGCATATTGGAATAGAGCGTAAATATTTCCATTTTCCGAAGCATACAAATTTGTGATATTTTTAATTAGATACCAACAATAATGATTAAGTCTAGAATAATTGTCAGTTCTAATTGCAGTCAAAATCTGTGTGTTTACTGACTTCGGAGCTTTCATTTCTTCAAGATGTTTTTCAAATATTATTTCATCTATTAACATAATTACTCCCTAAAATGGAATTTCAGTTGTTGATTTTTTAAAACCTAAAGCCGCAAGTGCTGCAACGATCCCGTGTTCTTTAAATTTCTCGAATGCTTTTTCTCTAGTAACTGTTCCTACTAGACCTATCTTGTTTACAAACGAAACCTGATAAATTGTTCTGTCCTTATTTTCTTTATCTTTATAAACTTGTTCTTCAACTAATAATTCAAATTCTTCTTTTAAGTTTAACATCTGATTCGATGGCCCATCGACCATGTTGCTTAAATCGTTTGTTGATAATCCCATTATGATTAAAGCTTTTAGTGTGCGATCTAAAGAACCTTGAGTATGAAATAAACCTGTCCACATTACCTTTTCGTCGTCTTCGGTTTTAAACTGTACCAAAGCCTTCATATGTCCTTCTTTTGTTTCTCCCAATGTGTAATCAATAATTTTACCTTTTACTTTTCCTGCTCTCATTTAATTTTCTCCTCTAATTTAATTTTAATATTTTCTAACTTTTTAATATCCGCACCAACAATGGCCTTCGCAACTTTTTCTTTTAAATCTTTATCTGTCGTATGAACTAATAAATCATTTATTTGCGATTTTAATACGTCAATGTCTGATTCAATACAAGATGCGTATTCAGGCCAGTTTAGAGATATTTGTTCGGGTAAACTAAATCTATTTTTTGCATCATAACCAGGTCTATTTTCGGTATATAAGAATCTGTTTCCTTCCCCAAACACTCTTGTCTTATTTCCTTGCTTACTAAATGATAGTTCATAGTTTGCAAACAAAACACAATCGACATATTCTTTAAATAGTTCAGCATTCTTTTTACTAAGTTTCATTTCATATCTATTATATTCACTTTGATTTTGTGGGTCTGAAAACTTAGATATTTGTGAGTGTGCTATTAAAACGATATTCATACCGTCTGATCTAAGAACATTTATTGAATTGATAAATATCTTAAATTCATTATAGGCTACAGTATATGCTTTACCATAACCACCACAAGCATTTTCTATATTTTTAACACCTTCTTTTCCACATATTTTTTGAAAAAGAATTTGTTCTAGCCAATCAATTGAATCTATAACTAATGTTTTATAACTATGTTTTTCTGTATGTAGTTCCAATAAAAATTCTTTTATTTCTTCCCAATCTTGAATACCTCTAATTCTTGCTACATCTAGATTGTTTGTCCCATCCTCTGCGCATAAAAATATTGGACTAGGTGCGCTTGCGGCGAAGGTAGTTTTACCTACTCCGGCTACTCCGTATATTATCATTAGATGTGGTCTTTTTATTTTTCCCTTTGTCACAGTTTGCAAAATACTCATTTAAATAATTCTCCAATTGTGTTTTTCTGAAGTTTGGTATCTTTCGTTTATTTTCCCAATGTATAATTGTTGTTGATGATTCATACCCTAAATCTGATGCCAATTTCGCTTTGGTATTGCCCTCAATCGAAAGCCAACTTTCTAATAATTTAAATAACATACGTCTTCCTTTATTTTATTGACAAGTATTTATAAATTATTATACAAACTTTGTAAAGGGGAAAAATATGGAAAATTGGCACGAATGGAGAAAAGCTGGACTTGGAGCATCCGACGCACCCGTTGTGATGAATGTCAGCCCTTACAAAACAAGATTTCAATTATGGGAAGAAAAACTTGGATTATCTGAACATAAAATGAATGAATATATGGCAAACAAAGGGCATGAAATGGAAATCGTTGCACGTCAAAAATACGAAAGTCTTTATAAAAAAGAGATGCCAGTATTTTTTTGTGAACATCCTGATTTTCCATTTGTCAGAGCATCACTTGACGGGTATGATGGGGAAACAATCTTAGAGATAAAATATGTAGGAAAAGACGATTATGGAAAAATTCCTGACCGCTACTATCCTCAACTCCAACACCAACTTTTGGCATCGGGTTCTGATGTTGTTCACTATTGTGGTTTTAACGGTACTGATATTCATGTCATCGAAATACGAAGAGACGAAGAATATATTAGAAAACTACTTGAAGAACTAAAAAAATTCTGGGATCTAGTGCAAAAACAAACCCCACCTGAATTGACTGACCGAGATTTCAAGAAGGTAAAAGATCCAGAATTGGGAGAATTAGTCGAAAAATATAGAAGTATGAATGCAATATTAAAACAAACAGAATCGACCCTTGAATTTTTAAAAAAACAAATAATAGAAAAGCTTCCCAAAGAAAACATTATATGTAATGGTATGAAAATATCGAAAACATTTAGACAAGGTACAATTGACTATAAAGCAGTACCGAACATTGATTGGGAAAATTATAGAAAGAAGGGATCATTTTACTATGTCTTTAGAGAAATTAAGTGAGTCATTTAAAAAAAGAGAATTGGTGAATATATTTACTAAACTCAATGAACTAAAAGAAATTCAGAGTACAAAATTTGCTTATATGATTAAGCGTAATTTAAACCTACTCGAACCAATCGTTCGACCTTTGTTTGACGAAAGAGCATGGTCAGCGGAATTCAACGAGTATGCTAAACAAGCTCGTGAAATTCATGATCGACATAAAATTGATACTGAAGAATATAAACAATTCATGAGTGTTCTTGAAAATAAATACGAACAAGTAATTGCAGAACAAGAAGAAAAGAATAGAAAATTTCATATCGATTGCGAAGAAGAAGTTGATATCAGCTTATTTAAAGTGCATTTTGAAAGTTTGCCACCAAATCTAAATGCAATTCAACTGCAATTACTCGAACCTGTCATTTTTCCGCAAGCCTAGTGCGTAGTTCGGTCATGGTGAATGGTAATATACCCCCTGGATCTGCTTTGCGTCCTAGAGGGATTGCACACTCGTCGTGACCACATATATTTTTGGGATCAATTCCTTGATCTATTAACCAGTGTAAAAGTTTTTCCAGGGACACTAGCTGTGCATTTGTTGCACGATCCCAATAAAACTGATCCCACATCTTTTTTTTAATCACATCGTCAATCGGGACATTTGTACCGCACCAAGAAACGTATGTCGTTAAATTTATTTTACGTAGCCATCCCCACGAACAAAGAGCTACGGCAATGTGGTTTGAATTTGGGGAAATACCTTCCCATTCTGACCAGCCTGAATGTGCAATACGTTTATCAAACGAAGCGAATTGAGTTACTTTCCCGTCGCGCTCGATAATAATATGATAACCTAGTTTTTTTATTTTTAAAGAAGCAAGGACATCGTCTAAATCACGTTCTGCTGTATAATGTATTGTGATGCCTTTTGCGTCTAAAGGTTTCCCAGCAGTTTCGTTAAGGGATTCTATAGCGTCCGCTTTGTCGTAGATTGAAATCATAAGACCTCTGTAAAAATATTGTTGCAATACTTCCCAGACTAAATGATATCACGATTCCAGATACAATAAACAATGGTTCTTGGTAGAATGCAATCGGGGTTGGTTTTAATTTTTCTATTAACTCATTTTTATATTTGACATCTATTTCACATTTTTGCAAAGACACAATTGCATCAGATATTATCTTTTCTTCCTGAATCGAGTAACACTCTGCTTTTGAGATAGTCCCGAATAACAGTGCCAGAATCAGGTATTTTAGCTTGTTCATCTTTTATTTTCTCTTGACATTCTTTTATAAGTAAGTCCTTCTCTAGTCTTGCTTCTTTGTCTCGATACCACTGAATGATGACAAAAGCAAAAAGAAGGACTAAATCTTTTAAGACATCACTTGTTTTTGTTGGCTTCACGTGTTTCCTCTATTACTAATTTTGGTACACCATAACCTAGTTTTCCCGTGATCACGCCAAGAAGCCAAAGAAGTTCAGAAATCCAACCAACAATTTTACTATTATTATTCCCAGTAAGAGAAGAAATTCTAGTCAATATTTCTGCAACTAAACGAAGAACAATTTGAATCGTTAAAAGAATAGATATAAATTTTCCTGCCTCTGGCCACGAACTAAAGATTTGTTCAATCATTGTAGATCCTCTGCATTAAATTTTGATAAATCACACAAAACATCTATTTTACCAGATGCAATACCAATTTTCTCAATACAATCTCTAATTATTGAATTCTGAATATAGACAGAATTTGAAAGACTTTTTATAGCATCCTTTTCGTGCATTATTTCATTTCTTAAAACTTGAATTGTCGCTGTTAAATCTGTTATTGACGAAATTATTTTATTCATTTCTTTTCTATGCCTCCGCCAAACAAAAAATAGCACTGAAGAAATAGATGTAATGGTGGTTAATCCAATTTGAGTATAATCAATATTCATTTGCCATTACCATATATGCTGCCGCTTTATGAAATTCAACTGGTGATCCACCCCAACCATAATTTCCAGATGCGTTTATCATTCTTGATAGTGTACCAGATTGATCGTTGTCGTTTGAATAACGATGGTATAAAGCAGAAAAATAAGGACTATCATTTGTCTCGTGATGAAGTTGTTGTAAAAGAAGTGATTGAATAGAACCTTTATGGTATATAGCATCTAACCAAATATATCCTGCTAGTAAATGCCCTCGAAAACCTAACATCGGATTTGGAATTTTTTCTTTTTTCCCTAGAATTGAACTAAGAATATAAGATAAATCTTTTATATTGGTTGCTGATTCTACGCCTTCACACATAGTCCAGTCGTGATCACGACCGTAATCGTATATTTCTTCTAGAGTTTGTATGTCGTTATGTGTATATGCGTAAAAAATAATACCAAGATAAGCATCACGTGAACATTGACTCCTAGATTCACCCTGTCCATAACAATCTTCGGTATCTCGCCAATAAACTCCAGGTTCTTTTTTGTATTCTTGAATCCCAAAATCTTTATTACAAGCTACTGACATCCACGCAACGAATGTTGATCGATCGCATTTTTGTGTTTGACTTGGTTGATAAGCAGAGCAAGCACTTTCCCAAATAGGTTTTGCTTGCTCTAAAATCGGAGGATCAGCTTTGGTGTCATGACGAGAACAACAAAATAAAAATATAAAAATTAAGTATCGCATTTTTTCTCCGATGGATAAAAAAACATTGGGCATAATAGATCGCCCGTACTTCGATAATACGGGCATATTAAATCTTTATTCCAAGCACATCTCATTTATTTAAATACAATTCGTCAGATGTTTTTAAAATCTTAACAACACCATTATCATTAACAACCTGATGTTTTCCACGAGGTAAAATAATGATACGCACTTTCTCACCGTTATAATCAAAGTCTTTAATTGATGGCTTTTTAGGATGATGATGGCCACAAACTACAGTGTGACATTTTGCAATCTTTGCTACTGCCAAGAACTTTTTAGCCTGATCGTCGGTGATTGGCACGTTTAAAAACTTGCGAAGATATTCGCCCATTTTTATCCAAAATCTTTTGAAATCACTTGCTCCTGGTTTACTCTTCATAAATCCCATAGGATCAACCATCATCTGCATATGCCCGTGACAAAAATAAATACCTTCGTCGACATAATTATCATATGCCTCGGCTGGATTTAATTCATGGTTACCATAAATGTAACGATCACCTAATAAATTTTTTAATTCGGTTATGCGCGAATAAGCCGTTGGCAATTCTTCGGGTTTACACGAATAAAGATCGACGATATCTCCAGCATAAACACCCTGTGGATCAACAGGGATATTTAGTGCATGTGGAGCGAATTCATGTATATCGTTGTAAACGGTGTATACTTTCGATTTAACATAAATTGTGGCCATCTTTTTATCCTTTATTATATTGGTGCATATTGTTTACAAGCTGTTTCAACTATTTTCGCTAAAGCATCTGCACTTGTACCACCAGCACATTCATACTTTGCAGGTAGAGCTGTACCAACAAGTAAAGCTACCATACCTTTTGCCAATGCTGGGCATAGAGCATCTCCAACCGCACCTTTTGCTTGTACTGGAGTCATACCTTTTGCTTTTTCACAAACGCCAAGTTTTGCGCACATGTCTAAAAGATCGGCTCTAATTTCTAAAGGTTTTTTACAATCAAGTGATGTTGCAATTTTTTCGGAAATAAAACTTGCTGCTCCGCCTAATGTTTCTTCACATTTTTGATTTGTACAACCAACTAAACCCAAAACTAATACTAGTAAATACTTCATGATGTCTCCTTAATACTTATAAATTTTAACGTTTGAGTACGTAACACCCAATGGACTTTGTATAACTGGTGATCCACCTATTCTTACATTCAATTTCTCGTGCGGATTAAACCCACTAATCGGTTGAGAAACAATAACTTGTCCGTCACGAGATATGCTTGCTGTCCCACCTTTTATATCCATAACAAGATGATATTTTTTATTACCATCAAAAGCCAAAGCACCAGAATATAAAACAGCATAGTTATCATGCCCGCCAATTCTAAGACGAAATAAATTTCCAGATTCGGCAACCTGATAATAAGAATTCGTTGCCCAGTAAGTATCTCCGCCAACCCAATTTGCATCAAGACCCGTATCAAAAACTTCTAGAAAATACGCTTTATCTGTAGTATCTCCACGAAGTCCAACTACGTCTAATTCAACTCTGATGTCGCCTGTAATCTGTGTCAAAAAACCAATGTAATTATTGTTGCTATTTATAGTATACCCGTTTGCACTAAATGATCCACCTTTTACTATTCCAAAATCAGTTCTCCCAAACAACGAATCTGAAATAACAAGTGTTCCCCCGCCAGGTTGTGGCTCTGGAGTAGGCGGTGTAACTGCTGGGCCGCATTCTTTAGCGACACGATTTACAACATCTTTTTCAGCGGCATCTAATTTGTCAAAAAATTTAGTTTGAGCGAGATTAAATCCAGCTTCGGTGTGGAAACACCAACCTGCTGCCTTTGTTGATACTGCTGCTTTTAAATCTTTACAGAATGTGTCGAAGGGATAACTTGCTCCGCCATACGCATTACGAAATGGTTCTTGTAAATGCACAGGCAATTTATATTGTGAGATAAGCCCAGGTACTTTGTTGAGTGTATCGTTCCAAGGTTGTGCGTCACGGGCAAGATGTGGAGCATGAAAATCAAGATCCTCTGCCCTTGGATCATTTGAACAGCTTGCAGTCACTATGCGGTTTGGATCGATGGCCTTAATAGCGTTTCTAATGCGTTTAATCGCCTCTGGTGATACATAACGTCCATCCATAACTGTGTGCTCGTTGGCGATATCAAAATAGACGTTACGATAGCTTTTATATTTTTCAGTCACAGCTTTCCAAAAATCTGTGTACATCTGTTCATTTTTTAAACCAGTATTACCAGTGTTTGTATAATGTCCCGACATGTCGACAACCATACCAAGACTTGCAGCATGATTTAAGAGTGCCTTCATTTTCGCTTCCATTGCTGGAATAAACTGACCTGTAGAACGATCAATTAAAGATGCATTTTGTGGAACCCACTCGTTCCAAAGAATCCAGAGACGAAACCAATTAAACCCTTTAGCCTGCATTGCACTAAGATCAGATTTAATTTGCTCGATGGGAATCTCTAAACCACCGTAGTAAGAAAAACCTGTAAGGAATGTTTTTGTATTGTTGAGTGTAAAATCTGTCCCCGAAATTCCTAATGTCGGATTTGGTACGGGTACTGGGATATCAGGTTGTTTTACTTTGACAACCATCTCAGGTGTTTTTTCACCGAAAAAAGTTCCGGTCTTTGCATATAGCATTTGCCACTGAAGTTTATATTCACCTGGTGTGCATGGCGCTTTTATTGTAGGAAAATATTCATGCGATTCACCTACTTTTACTGTAACATTTCCAAGTCCAAATCTTGTTATTCCCCACACATCTTGGCCAATCGAACCGATAATAAATCCAAGACCAGCGTCATCAGTCCAATCAACAATACTAGTATTCTTCCATGTCATTTTTAGAGTGTAAACTTCACACGGCTGCATTTCAGCTTTAGCGTTCCATGATACAAACTGTGATTGTTTAGTAGTGTCAACGGGAGGTGTAGAACCACCAGGACATTTACTGATGCCAAGGATGCTTATCAGTATTGGAGCTAGCAAAAACTTCTTCATAATTTTCACCTATCCTTTTCTTTAAAAGTTTATCTTTTATAATTCCAAGTTCAATCATTTCTTTTAATAAATCTTCTCTTGCTATACTTTTTAGATTGCCCAATCGATCACATTCTAAGCAGAGGAAATTTCCTCCGCAAGTTTTTTTCTTTATGTAGTATGGGCATTTCACATCTATAATTCTGCTTAACCTATTAAGACTTGTGCCAATATAAAAAAAGTAAAATTAGTTTTTTCATATTGTATTATCCTTTAAATGTATAAACTATAAGTTAGCATCTGCTCGCCATGCTGCTATATATATCGACCCATTGGTAAATGCTGTACCTGAATCACTAACCGATGCGTACCCCGTCTGTGATGGAGAACAAGTTACGGTATTACCAATGTTACTTAGGCCAGCTCCAATTATAGAAAGTTTATCAATAGTGCCAGAATAACTTATTAATTTAGTCGCTGGGTCGATTCTTTTTGGTACAAAAAATGGGAATATTGTACGACACCCACTTGTACTATATGCATACAAAACCGTGAACCTGTTAGCATCTGTAGAAGTGTACGGTGGAGTACCTAATGCATAACTTGTCTCGTAAAATCTTCTGCAAATATTAAGTTCTTCAATAAATGTAGAACCTGCTTTACTAAAAGGGAGGGCATTATTTCCTATATTAAGCATGGTATCTGTTACATATAAAAAGTCACCTAATGTCGTATCAGTAACATCAGACCATATAAATACTAGTATATTCTTTATCGAAGCCGTATCTAAAATAGCACTTACACTATAGGTCGCAAAATTTGTTGTGATATTAAGATTAACAGGAGTATTCTCATATGTACAGTTAGCAACTAAAGTAGGATTTGTGCCTTCAGCACCCCAGGCGGATATTATATCCGCTGTTACGCTGTCCTCTGTTCCTGTCCATGATATAATCGCTGCTTTTATATTATCTAGTTTAGCAGTTGAAGAGACTTTTGCCTTAAAAGATACTGTTACCTTTTTATTCTGTAGCGGTATAGAACTCATCCCTTCGACAATCTGTGCTATACCAAATTTTTTATTTATAGTTTCTACATCAAATGCTATTGAATATTTACCACTACCAGTAGGAACTACTGTTGATTGAGTTACATCAACAATATCATTTCCATCTGAAAATAATTTCCACCTATCTAATAGATAACTTCCATCATTGTTGGTGGCGATTGTTGCGGCTGTAAAAGTTGTCCCTAACTGTGGAATCTCCATAGCCCCATTATGTAATATATTTCGATCTAAAGAAATTAATGAATAACTCATTAGTTAACCTCCCAATTCGAGACACCATCTGATATTAAAGTAATACTTATCTTATCAAACATTAATATATAGCTATTTGTACCTTCTATTGTATCACTGCCATTTGGTGTAAGTGTTATATTATACACAAATGCTCCACTAGCAGACATGTCTTTAATAATTATTTGTCGTCCTATACCTGCTGTAGCTGCTGATATTAAAGCAATTGCTAAAGCTGCGGTGTGCTTACAAACCAAGTAATTATCTTTCTGTGTCCCAGAATCTACTGTATATGCACTAGTGATTTCTTTTCGATTTACTTTAAATGCATCTTTTATACTTATTATTCCAAAAAAATCTTTATCTCCGGAAAATTCTTGATTACCAATTCCCATTAAGCCAGCCACAGTTTTTGTGGCATCAGAATAAGTAGCTTTAGTCGCTGGTTTCCATGTCAGTGTTGATGTTTCATATGTTAATACTTGCCCATTAGTAACACCAGTAGTATCCACATCTATTAATTCGTTGATCTCGATTGGATCATGCAAAGTAACGATTCCCAAATCAACTTGTGCTGAGGAATTGTTTGTTACTGTAATTTGTTTTAGCGTGTCACCTACTTTTGCAATGACTGCAATCTCACTACGCTTTGGTGTAGTTGATTCAGTTAGAAAAGTAAGTTCGCCTGTTGATTCATTCCAACTATAAATATCGATTCTTAAATTTCCAATTGCTGTATTATAGTTGTGATCACAGTCGGCACTGGCTGCTGCATTTAAATCTTTTACATAAAAAAATCGGTCAGCCATATTGTTGCCGAGCTTTATATATATCGCCTCGATCGAGGCATGTAAACCTGACCCACCTGCTGTTCCAAGCACGGGATGGTCAAGCTCTAGTCTTGATACTATTGTCATTTGTCACCTTCCATATATCTTGAAATTTATGTTTTCGTCACTCGGCGGTAGTCTTTTAATTGTCCCGTCAATCATAACTTCAATTGTTTCATATCTCGTTAATAACTTTATGCCATCAATGCGTACAATATTTGACCCCTTAAATTTTCCATCGCTACCAACAATAACAGGCGTTGTTGCAATCCACTGGAAATTTCTAAAATCACACCCTCGACATTCAGCGAGAATTTTTTTGTCGCGTGATAAAACATCTTTTGAATAAATACCAGCGAAGACAATATCATCTCTATGATTTGCCCACGCCTTATTCGCTAGATCCTTTTCTTCTCCAGGGTTTGACCACATCCCATGTTTGATTAACCCGTCTTTATATTGGTATAACCAAGTCAATAAAAGTTTGGGCATAAATCACGATGTAAAACTATATGCAAAAACTATTTCCCATTGAACAATACCACCCGAACCAGACGGTGGAATTCCGCCAGCAGGAATATACAATCTTGTTTTCAGATGTGCGCTGTCGCCTAAAACTGTATTTCCAGAAATACCAATTTGTCCATCAACTGGTGATGTAGCAACTGTTTCTGGGGGAGCATTATAAATCATAGCATTTGCTTTAACTGTAAAAGCAGAGGCAAGATCAATTCCGTCAGTTGACGACCCAGATCCGTCACCAAATATTTTAACTAAAGTCGGAAAAGAAGCCTGATCAAATTGATTGGCCGTAGTTGCATCTGCGTCCATATCAACCCAATAACCACCCGATAAACCATCTGCATTATTTTTTGAAGAACCAGACGCATAGCCCATTGCTTTTAAATGAGTAAAATCGTTTGCTGCACTATCAGCTCCGCCGTAGGAAAAACCAGTACCAACACCGTATGTTTGCATAAATAGGCGTAAACTGGTAATAGGATCATCCACAGCGTCGTGAGACACATATAGATGTTGTGCTCCAGCATTTGTTGGCTTATCAGTTACGTTTGAAAACGAACTATTTTGAGTTGACCCATGATCACAACCACTTCCGCCACCTGCCAAACTGTCACCTAAAGCCGAACCGCCCAATGTTTCGCTTACTGTCAATAAAACTGTCATAAATTACTCCCATGTAATTGTTGCGGTCGATCCTCCGACAATCCCTGCATAACCTGGGTTATAGCCAGGAAAAGGGAGCATCTGAAACGACCATAATTTTAAAGGTATCTTAACACCGCTAGGATCATAACTAATATCTCTTACCATTGCCGGTACGTTAACAAACTGCGTTCCTTGTATCTTTACGTTGAGTTTAACAAAATCCCCAAGATCAATCAAAAGCATTCGCCATGTTGCCGTAAAATTTATCACTTCCATATATGCCGACGATAACTTGAGTATTTCAATCAATTGATTTTCGACAACTGTCGTATTATATAAATTTGGGAAAACTATCTTTTTAGAAATTTCTTTCCCGGCTTGTGTGATTGCAGCAGAGTTTCTAGCTACCTTTGTTTCCTGGTAGTTTTCGTTTCTATTTGGCAAATAGTTAAATGATCCTTTTGCTCTATTAAAATTATTCCTATCGTCAATTTTTGGTGAAAAACTATTAGATTCTATATCCCAATTATTTACAGACAAACTAGGACTAGATTGAAAATTATCAAAATGGAGTGAGTTTATTTTTATCTTTAAATTTCGATCAATGAACGCCTCAAGTCGTACTTGTTCTAGCATCGACAAAACATAACTTAAAGTTTGCTGAATTTCTTGAATCCAAATCCGACTTTTAAATGTTGATATTGCACTTACTGTCGGAGTTGATTTATCTCTAAAAGTATTCCAACTAGTATCAAAATCTCCAGAAACTAAACTTGTATATGTCAATAAAATATCTTTTGCTTGTGAAACAATATTATCATCATATGCTCCAAGGTCTTTTCCCTTGACTTTTACAAAGAATTTATCCCCACTTTTATATGTATATGTCGCACCATCAATTAATGTAACCCCACCACATCCACTTTGCTTTAACTGAAATGCTCTATTATCAACAACTCCAGTAACATCAGCAGATGTAAATATATAAAAGTTTTCTTGTCTAAGTAAAAAGACAGATGCCGTGTCAAAATATGTATTCACATTATCTGAAATAATAAAATCTAAAACAGCAGTCCCAGCCTCTAAAGCTGGATCAGCATTATTCACAACATAAGCTGGTATTGATGCGGCATTTGGTTGAACATTTGTTGTCCAATCACCATAAATAATAGGTACGATAGCGTTTTCATATTCGCCAATATATGGGAATGTTGTTGATTTAAATACTGCCTTTGGAAAATCAACGTTAATCTTATCAAATTCATTTCTAGCAATTAAAACAAAGCTTCTAATCGATCTTTGAAACCCACCTTGATCGGTAACTCTACCTCTAAATATCTCTTTATACGTGCTGATTACGTCACGTAGTCCAAGTTTAACTACGATTGATCTCCCAATCCAACCAGAATAATCATCGCCTGATGGCAAAATGTCATTAAAATAGCCATCTGCATTATTTATTTCAATTTGGAGTTGAGAAAATTCTAACGTTGGACTAAGAAAATCACCGAGTGTACGAGTAATAACTGGGAAATTTAAACGAGCTTCGTAAAAAGTTGACCCAACATATTTATTTCGATCAGATAAATAAAGAACACCAATCGGCGAATCAACTTCAACAACTAATTCTAATTGATTTACCAAGTTGTCATGACAATCATCAAGAAAACTCTGGTCAAGAACTGTTGCCGTTTCATATGGTCGTCTATTTACTGTCCCCATATTTATAAACTTTCATCGACTTCGAGTGCAAGCGTTACATAATCGTCATTCGCACCAAAATTTTTATGCCTCTCACTAGGAATATTAGGTAATTTACCAAAAACCGCAAATCTTGCTGTGACTTCTTGATCCGTAGCAGACGGAGTTGGAATCCAAAGACATTTATTTACTGTCCTTTCGTTCTCAAATATATCTCTTAAAATAGTAAAGTTTCTTCTTTGAAAATTAAGCATTCTAAAATCAAGTTTAACTTTTCTTTTTTGTGTTCTTGAATTTGCAACGTTCGTAAAACCTTCTGTTCTAATCGTATCGGAAAAATCTTTTAATTCAAAATCAAGTTCATCAATAAAACATTCCCCGTGAAAAATATTTGCCGCTCCAAAAACAATTGATCCTATTTCTACATATCCATTCAAGTTTGTTGCATCGTCAATATCAAAACGCCAATATCTAAACCCGGCTAAAGGCAAATCTGGTGCTATATAAAACATATTAACACTTCGTGCTTGTAGCGTAATAGTAGTACCAATCGTCATGAATGTGGGATCATTCGATCCGTAAAGAATTACCGTAGCAGAACGAGTTAAATTATGATTTAGAATTGCAAGAGTATCTAGAAAAACACCTTGAGGCAAACCTGTGTCGCAAGTAAGTGTCAATCCAGTTATTACACTATTAGATCGCCAAACTTGTTCAACAATATCCGTATCAATATTCTGAATAGAAAAATCACCTGGTGCGGTAGAATTTGCAGCCCAGTTTGTTATCGTTAATCCACGTGATTTAAAATCGCAAAGTATTCTTAAATTGTATGTATTATAAATAGTCGATAAAGCTTGGAATCCAGTGCCGTGAACATTTATTACTTCATCTTGAAAACCATATGAACTAAGTTTATCAATAATATGAACTTCAGATTGAAATCCATGTGCTTTAAGTTTATCGACAATATGTACTTCAGATTGAAATCCATGTGTTTTAAGTTTATCGATAATATGAACTTCAGATTGAAAACCGTATGATTTAAGATAATCAACGATATGAACAAGTGATTGTAATGCAATCGTGTCGGCTTTATTTATAACAACTTTAGACTGCATTCCTAGTGGTTGCAATGTATCTATATTTTGTATCGTTGCTTGGAAACCTGGTGTAGTGCAAAAAATTGCTGATAGGTATTCGTCTTCAAGATAATCGTTTCCAAGATATCCTGCGTC